ACCCTAACATGTCGCTCATATATCCTTTCTTTTTTGTAGGTAGCACAACACAATGCTACGCTGCTTATAGAAGGGGAGCGGCATGGGTAATGCTACTAACAGGCTACTTTGGAATAGTAAACATCTACGGATATCTTGTTGCTACACACATCATATAAAACTACTTGACACCCGGCGTTAATCATGCTATAATACAAGTATGATTAAACACAATAATAGCTTTTTTACAAGCATGAGTCACTACTTAAAATGGTTAGCTACTGTAATTTTAGTTTTTGGAACTGGAGTTAATGCCTTAGGCTATTATCCTGCAGGTCCTGCTATATTAACAGTTGGCAGTGCTATTTGGCTCAGTGTCAGCATCATGTGGAAAGAACCAGCATTAATAGTTACTAACGCAATCTTAACTGTAGTAGGGTTAGCCGGATTGTTGTACACGTTATGATACACAGGGTAAATAAAAGTGAAGAAGGTAATCGCAGGCCATAAACTGCTTAATAGGTATTTGTCAGCCAAAAGTGACATACAGGAGAATAAATGAGTTACGTAGATGCTTTCTATAATCGCGATCAGGACGTTATTAACGTTGTTGAACGTGATGCAAAAGGTAATAGACATTACCGAGAATACAACCCAAGACATATTTTTTATTACGCAGACCCTAGAGGTAAGTTCCAGAGTATATATGGACAACCGCTATCAAGGGTAACTTGTAAAAACATCAAAGAGCTTCGCAAAGAACTTGCTATCCATAGCAACAAAAAACTGTTTGAAAGCGATATTAATCCAATTTACAGAATGCTTGAAGATAACTATCTCAATCAAGACGCTCCTAAACTAAACGTTGCGTTTTTTGATATTGAGGTTGACTTTGATCCCGAGCGTGGTTACGCTTCACCAGAAGATGCGTTTATGCCAATTACATCTGTTTCTGTGTATTTGCAGTGGATGGAAACAATGGTGTGTTTTGCAATTCCACCTAAGACACTAAGCATGGAAGAAGCAGAGAAAGCTATCGAAGGCATTCCTAATGTAATGCTGTTTAAGAAAGAAAGTGAAATGCTTGATGCATTTCTTGATGTAATTCAAGAAGCTGATGTACTAAGTGGATGGAACAGCGAAGGCTTTGATATTCCGTACACAGTTAATCGTATTACTAAAACATTAAGTAAAGAAGATACAAAACGGTTGTGTCTTTGGAATCAATATCCTAAAAAGCGTGAGTATGAGAAGTTTGGTAAAACATCTGTAACTTATGATTTAATTGGACGAGTGCATGTAGACTCATTAGAACTATATAGAAAATATAATTATGAAGAACGTCATACATATCGACTAGATGCTATTGGTGAGTTAGAGATTGGTGAGAACAAAACTGTTTATGATGGTTCACTTGATGCACTATACAACAACAATTTTAGAACGTTTATCGAATATAACATTCAAGATACTGCACTACTAGACAAGTTAGATAAGAAACTGAAGTTTATTGATCTTGCAAATACTATTGCACACGAAAACACAGTTCTTATTCAAACAACTATGGGTGCTGTTGCTGTTACAGAACAAGGCATTATTAACGAAGCACACAGACGTGGCTTTATTGTTCCAAACAGAATTCGCAGAGAGCCAGGCAGCGAGCCAGCAGCTGGTGCTTATGTAGCATATCCTAAAAAAGGTATTCACGAGTGGATTGGTAGTGTTGACTTGAACTCACTATATCCTAGTGTGATTCGTGCGTTAAACATGGGTCCAGAAACTATTGTTGGTCAACTACGTCAAGATGGCACTAAAGCACGTATTGAGGCCGAGATGGCTAAAGGTAAAAGTTTTGCTAGTGCTTGGGAAGGTCAGTTTGGTTCTGTAGAATACGAAGCTGTAATGGCTAAAGAAGTTGGTAGACAACTTACTATTGATTGGGAAGAAGGTGGCGGTGAAGACACTCTTAGTGCTGCTCAGGTATACGATCTAATTTACGAAAGTAACCAGCCATGGATGCTTAGTGCTAACGGTACTATCTTTACACACGAAAAAGAAGGTATCATTCCTGGACTACTAAAACGTTGGTATAAAGAACGTAAAGAAATGCAAGGCAAGATGCGTGATGCTATTTCTGCAAATAATCCAATTGAAGAAGAATACTGGGCTAAAAGGCAGTTAGTTAAAAAGATTTTGCTTAACAGTTTATATGGTGCTATTCTTAATCCAGGTTGTAGATTCTTTGATAACCGTATTGGACAATCAACAACACTAAGTGGCAGAGCTATTGTTAAACATATGGCTGCAAAGATTAACGAAATTATCACTGGCGAGTATGATCACACTGGCAAGTCAATTGTATATGGTGATACTGACTCTACATACTTTAGTGCATATAGCACACTTAAAGATGAGATAGATGCAGGTAATATTCCGTGGGATCGTGAAAGTGTTATGAACTTGTATGACACAATAGGCGACAACTGCAATACAACGTTTCCTAAGTTTATGATGGATGCATTCCATTGTCCAAAGAGTCGTTCAGATGTTATTGCGGCAGCTAGAGAAATTGTTGCAACCAAAGGTCTGTTTATTACTAAAAAGCGTTATGCTGTATTGTATTACGATATTGAAGGCAAACGTACAGATGTAGACGGTAAAGACGGAAAGATTAAAGCAATGGGCTTAGATCTTAAACGTTCGGATACTCCTGTTATTATTCAGGAATTTTTAAATGAAGTGTTAACTCGTGTACTTGCAGGTGCCGAACAACAAAATGTACTAGATTACATTACTGAATTTAGAACAGAATTTAAAGCAAGACCTGGTTGGGAGAAAGGATCACCTAAACGTGCAAACAAAGTTACTGAATACCAAGCTAAAGAAAAGAAGCAAGGTAAAGCTAACATGCCCGGACATGTTCGAGCAAGTATTAACTGGAACACGCTAAAGCGTATGAATGATGACAAGTATTCTATTACTATCACTGACGGTGCTAAAGTTATTGTTTGTAAAGTTAAACAGAATCCTATGGGCTATACAAGTATTGCATATCCTGTAGACGAACTAAGAATACCGCAATGGTTTAAAGAACTGCCATTTGATGGCGAGGCTATGGAAAATGCAGTCATTGACGAAAAACTTGGCAACCTTATTGGAGTATTGGATTGGGATATTAAATCTACTAGAAGTGATAATAACTTTAATAGCTTGTTTGACTTTGAGTAGTTTGGATAAAAAAATTCTTGCTCTTTAACAAAAACCTAAATATAATGTATATAACAAACGGAGAACTCTAAAAATGAAAGACATACTAAAAGATATCGTAGATCACACACAGAACTTGGGATTCTTGACAACTGTCAAGGTATCTGGTGAAGAAAGTGAAACTACAATGTTTTCTATGGCTGATGATAGATCAGTTATTATGGAAGCAAAGACGCACAATCCTTATCCAGACATGCTTGGCACGTTTGGTATGCCACAGCTTCAAAAGTTAAAGTATTTGCTAGATGGTAGTGAATATAAAACTGACGCTAAGATTAGTGTAACAACTGGTGTGCGTAACGACCAAACTATTCCAACAGGAATTAAATTTGAAAACGCAACAGGCGATTTTAAAAACGACTATAAGTTTATGCTTATGGAAATTATTAATGAGAAGATGAAAACTGTTAAGTTCCGCGGTGTTAAGTGGGATGTAGAAGTTGTTCCATCACTTGCTGGTGTGCAACGTTTTAACTTCCAAGCAGGTGCTAATAGTGAGCATCCAACATTCTTAGCTAAAACTGAGGACGGCAATTTGAAGTTTATCTTTGGTGATGCAGGTTCGCATGGTGGCGAGTTTGTGTTTGCTACTGACACTATAGGTACATTGGATCGTGGTTGGACTTGGCCTGTTGCAAGTATCTTAGCAATTCTTAAAATTGCAGATGTAAACAACACTAAGATGAGTCTTAGTAACGAAGGTGCTATCCAGATCGAATTAGACAGTGGTTTAGCAACATACAAATATATCATTCCAGCACAGGCGGCCTAAATAATATTATGAAAGAACCAGTCAACTTATCACCATTACAGAAAGACTACGCTGTGTATTTGCCAGCTATTAGTTCTTTCTATAGTACCTACGTTGCTAAACAGCGACTAGGTGAATTTATTCCAAAAGAAAGAATTCCTGCGGGCTTTGACCGCGGAATTGAAGGCATGAACTTCTTAAACGAAGAACAAGGATACTTTACATACAAGTATGGTTTGTATTCAGCAGGTCACGCACAATTGAATCTTGAAAAGACTATGGTACAAGATGCTATGGTACAAGATAGAGATCGTGGTAAAACAATGATTTTAGGTGACTCAGGTGGATATCAGGTTGGTAAAGGTGTTCTTAAGTTTGATTGGTTAAACTTTGATGGTCCTGCTGCAAACAAGACTAGAGATGACATTCTTAATTGGCTAGAGCTTACAGCAGATTGGTCAATGCTACTTGATGTTCCGACTTGGGCATGTGATCATATTCATGCTCCTAAAACAGGACTTAAAGACTTTCAAGACTGCTTAGATAAAACACGTTTTAATAACAAGTATTGGTTAGAGCGTAGACTAGGCGTAACTAAGTTTTTAAATGTACTACAAGGCTCAGACTGGGACACTGCTGAAAAGTGGTACGAAGGTGTTAAAGAGTTTAGTGATCCTGCTATTTGGGGTGACAAGGCTTGTGAAGGCTGGGCAATGGGTGGTGCTAATATGTGCAAGATGCCTATTACACTACGCAGACTTATGACAATGAAATTTGACGGTATGCTAGAAGGTAAAGACTGGATGCACTTCTTAGGTACTGCACAACTTGATTGGTCATGTTACTTAACTAGTATTCAAAGACAAGTACGTAAACATATTAATCCTAACTTTACAGTAAGTTTTGATTGTGCATCACCGTTTATTGCAACTGCACATGGTCTTGTTTACACTAACAGTCAACACACTTCAAAGCGTTGGTCAGTTATTATGGACAAAGCAATGGATAATAAAGCACTTGCTGGCAGACATGACATTCCGTTTCCGTTTGAAAGTGAAATTGGTAGGCGTTTAAGTGTTGCAGACATTTGTCATTATGCACCAGGTATGCTTAACAAGATTGGTAAAGAAGGTAAAACAAGTTGGGATAGCTTTGGTTATGCACTAATGATGTCACACAACGTGTATCAACATATTGTTGCTGTACAACGTGCTAACAACTTAACAGATATCGAACTTGCAAAACAACGTCCAGACTGGAGACATTGGAGAAAAGTTAAAGAAGCAGATAAGAGTGATGAGTACTCAGCTTGGGTACCACGTAATATTCTTTACTTCGATCGTTTTGTTGAAGAACTATTTGAACAGCCTACAAAAGAAGCAGCATTTGCAATGATTAAAGAAGCTGATGCGTTCCTTAAGAACTGTGAAGGTTCTAGACTACGTGGTGGTGTTACAAACATTGCTAACTCGCTGTTTGTTGAAGTTGACGATGCAGGTGACGAAATTGTTCCGTGGACTGATGACAGAGAAGATGACGAACTAGCTAAATTAGAAACTGAGTTAACAGGAGAATAATATGGAACGTACATACGAAGATGGTCACGTATCAAGTACAGCAAAATTTTTTGTAGGTGTAGAAGTTGAAAAAACTCCTGCATTTGGAAAGAAAACATTGTTCGTTACCGGTATTCATGATGTATCTGACATTCGTGACATGTTTAGCACATATGGCTGTGAACATATCTTTTTTGGTGCTAATCATAGCTTTGATCCACAAAAGTCGTGGGTAGCTGCAGACTGGGAAGAGTGGGAAGACATGATCGAAGTGTTCGTTAATGACGAAATTTTTTGTAGCTTAGATATTCCAATTGCTGCTGTAGAAGACTTTATGGACAGTGGATTAGTAGAAAATATCTACTTTATTCCGCAGATCCGTGTACCATTGCCGTATGTTGATCAACTTGGTTACAACGCTATGCTAAAAATTGATGACAAAGGCTTTAAGGCATCTAATCCAGGTGTTTGGTGTCATAGGGTTCGTGACCTTATGGATCATACTAAATTTACTCATTGGAGTGAATATGACAAAGACAAACTTATTGATTGACTTCAATCAAGAAAGGTGTTATACTAAATGCAACAACGTGAATCTTATTACAACTATATGTTAAGACGTATGAAAGAAGAAAATATGGCAAACGATAAAGAAAATGCTATGCAAAATGCAAAGCGAATGATTTGGGTTACTTTCACTAAAGAAGGTATCCATAAGTATCCTGCGGCACTAGATGATCCTAGTCTTGCAACAGGTGATGAATACGATGTTAGTTTTTTGGGTTATCCCCACAGACACATCTTTCATTTTAGAGTAGGTATCACTGTAACACATAACGACAGAGATATTGAGTTTATTCAATTCAAGCGTTGGCTTGAGAAACTGTATGAAGGTGAACTTAATGTAGATTATAAATCTTGTGAAATGATGTCAGATGATTTGTATAAACAAATCACAACAAAACACCCCGGACGTGAAGTCCACATCGATGTCTCCGAAGACGGAGAAAACGGTGCCCATATTGAATATGCAAAGTATTAAAGGAGACCTACAATGGGTTATTTTGCAGATCGGCCAGACGTGGTTAAGATCTTTACGGATCTCGAAGCGTACAAAGAATTTTGTCGATTCAACGGTTTTAAATTTGATGAACGTGATCTTTATAAGCGAGAAAGTAGAGCTTTTAGAGCGTTTGAAAACCGCCATGGCTATAAGAAGTCATTCCAAAAGAAATTTAATAAACGGAGAAACTAAATGAACATATGGCTAGTTGACTTAGAAGCAGTAGAAACACGTTACACTAAGCAGTGGAAAACGCAGTTTCCAAATCTGTTGCGAGGACATGGCCATACAGTAACCGTAGTCAACGGTGGGGATACGCCTCAGGCAACAACTCCTGGGGCGTTCCTCAACTTCGGTGGAACTAATGTTTACAAAAGTAAGCAGTTAGAAATTATTGCTGAAGCATTTTGTAAAGGAGAAGTAAAAGATGGAGATTATTTCCTATATACGGATGCGTGGAACCCAACTGTTATTCAGTTGCGCTACATGGCTGAACTGTTGGGCGTGGACATTCGAATTGGTGGCTTATGGCATGCTGGTAGTTATGACCCTGCTGATTTTTTAGGCAGACTGATCGGAGACAAACCGTGGGTAAGACATGCTGAAATGTCAATGTATGAATGTTATAATCATAACTTTTTTGCAAGTAACTTTCACATTGACATGTTTTTAGAAGCGTTTAATGACAACTACAGTGTTGACATGGACAAAGCAATTAGAACTGGCTGGCCATTTGAGTATATGGCAAATACATTAACAATGTACAAAGGTATGCCGAAACGAGATCTTATTTTGTTTCCGCATCGTGTTGCTCCTGAGAAGCAAGTTGACATATTTGAAGATCTTAGAGAAGCACTTCCGCAATATGAATTTGTTGTTTGTCAAGAAAAACAACTATCGAAGAACGAATACCACAACTTATTAGGTGAAGCTAAACTAGTATTCAGTGCTAATTTGCAAGAAACACTTGGCATTAGTTGGTATGAGGGTGCGCTTGTAGACACTATTCCTATGGTTCCGGACCGTTTAAGCTATACTGAAATGGCATTAGACGAGTTTAAATATCCTAGTGATTGGACAACGTCATTTGCTGCATACAAAGAACACAAAGAACAAGTGGTTGCACAAATTATAGATTACATGGAAAATTATAAAAAGTACTTACCTCGCCTAAATAAACAGGTACAAGTACTAAATGAGCAATATTTTAGTTGCTCATATCTATTAAATGTGTTAAAATAATATAAAAGTTGGCAATCCACTGCCTAAACATCGGAGAATAAAATTGAGTATAAGCGAAAAAATTAAAACAAAACTACAAGACGCAGGCGTTAGATTTTGGGCCGGCGACAACATTAGTGAAGTCCTGCAAGAGGGCGACAAACAATTATTAATTGAAGAACTTACACCTAAGTTCGAAGCAGTATTAGACGGTCTTGTAATTGATCGTTATACAGATCCTAACAGTATGGATACTGGTAAACGCCTAGCAAAAATGTATGTAAATGAATTAATGGCAGGTCGATATGATCCTATGCCTAATGCAACTGCATTTCCTAATCACATAGATAACGGATACGAAGGTATGCTAGTTGTACGCAGTGAGCTTAAAAGTGTTTGCTCACATCATCATCAACCCGTAACTGGTGTTGCATATATTGGAATTATTGCTGGAGAAACTTTAATTGGACTTAGCAAATATACACGTATTGCACAATGGTGTGCTAGACGTGGCACATTACAAGAAGAACTATGTAATGATATTGCTAGAGAGATTATGAGTTCAACTGGATCTACTAACGTAGGTGTTTACATCCAAGCAACACACGGGTGTTGTGAGAACAGAGGCATTATGGCAAATAGCAGTCTTACACAGACAACTGTTTTAAAAGGTGCGTTTAAAGATGACGCTGGCACTAAGAAGGAATTTTTTGATAACATTAAACTACAGCAAGAATTTGCTTGTGGAAAATAGGAGATAGTATGCCAATACCAGAAAGAATAATTATGCCAGCAACAAAAGACCCAAGCATGGGACACTTTTACGTAAGCCTTGTTAAAAGTGCAGTACGTATTGTGGCAGGAGCGGCAATGATATACGGAGGCTACTACTTAGAATATTGGGGTACGCCATTTATAATCGCCGGAGTAGGCTTTGTAATTGCAGAGGCACTTGGCATATTAGAGGAGATAGTTTAATGCTAATTGAAGTTAAAGACGGACCATTTGCAAAAGCACTTGAAGAGAATTTAGATGACGGGGTCCTGATGAAAGAAGTAGTAATCCATAAAATTATAAACGGGTTACTAGTACGTCAAATTCACACTCGTGAGTATTCACAAAATAAAGATGACTGGAACGATAGGTCGTCCAGTAAGCCATTATGCAAGACAAATTAGATTTACACAAAAAAAGAGTCTATTCCGTTGTTCCGCCAACATCAGCTAACGACTGTATGATACTTACACCGGCTGAAGCGTTTATGTACAATCTTCGAGGAATACCGTTAGTTGATATGACTGAGAGGCACGGAATGACTATTAACCGTTTAAAACTAAGCAGGAAGGATCTAAATCATGGGACCGTGGAACGAACAAGTACAATTGCGTAGATCAAAATCTATTCAAACATTACTCGACACTAATCCTCAATTGGATGAAGGTGTTCAAGGAATGTGGAAAAGAAAACTGAACGATCTTGCTGTTAACGAAGATGAATATAATTGCAGAGTTGTTGAGTTATATAAAAATATTAAAACGGATTGGCTAACAGATGTTTCTTAAGTTTCTAAAACTAATTGGACGAGAGCGTATTATCTACGATAGAGATAACACAATTCCGTATCTAATTAGATACTATCTATTTTTAAAAGACAGAAAAAACTTTCCGTTTAATATTACTATGCACAAAGTACTAGTAAGTGACGAACCTACACTACACGATCATCCGTGGAGTTGGGGAGCATTAATTATTAAAGGTGGCTATTGGGAACACACTTCAGAAGGTAAGTTTTGGCGTGGGCCTGGTAGTATACGTTTTAGAACAGCAAAAGATTTGCATTGGTTAGAACTTGCTAAAGACGCAGACGGAAACGAAATTCCATGCTGGAGCATTTTTTATATGGGCAAGAAAGCTCAAGAATGGGGTTTTGTTAAAGATGGTAAATGGATACACAACGAGGATTATTTAAATCATGGGTGATATTAAGAAACATTATTATAGCTGGGCTGACGTAGAAAAAATGTGTGTAAGCATTGTTAATCAGATGTACGCTGACAGTTGGCGGCCTGATTACATTGTAGGTCTAACACGAGGCGGAAATGTGCCTGCTACTATTATTAGCAACATGACTGGCATACGTTGCGAAGCACTTAAAGTAAGTCTACGTGACGATAACAGTCAAAGCGAAAGCAACTTATGGATGGCAGAAGATGCATACGGATATGCAAGTGATACAAATATCGGTGGTCCTACTACAGCAAAGAAAATCCTTATTGTAGACGACATTAACGATACTGGTGCTACTTTCAATTGGATTAAGGAAGACTGGCCTGCTAGTTGTTTGCCTGATGATCCGAGATGGGAGAAAGTTTGGTATAGTAACGTTCGGTTTGCTACCCTAACTAATAATCTAGCAAGTGACGCTACAGTTCCTGTTAGTTACACATGTCACGAAATAAACAAATTTGAAGAAGATGTTTGGCTTGTTTATCCTTGGGAAAATGTAGGAGAGTACACATGAGTTATGACGATCAATGCGCAGTAACATGCACACACAACGACAAAGTTGTAGATGCAGAAGTTGGCAATTTTAAATCTAAAGAGTTTGTTGAAGTATATATTGCAACAAATAAAATTCACATGCGATGGAATGGTAAAACATACGTCGGCGGAATGGCTGGTATGGAATTTACTACACCGGGTCCAAGAGAATTTAAAGTAAAAACTGGACGAGGTCGTTATGAAAGCTGATACATTAGAGTTAGCAAAAAGCGAAGGCCGTGCTCCTTGGAATGACATTGAAATTGACACTAGAGATTTTACAGTGTTTCGTGACAAGTATCCGGTTACTGAAGGTCACACATTAATTGTACCTAAAACAGCAGACAGTGAAGGCATTATGAAATGTTTTAACTTTGCTGTTACTATGGGGTACGATAACGTAATCAGTGATAAGACTAATATCACAGGTTACAATATTGGTTTAAATGTAGGTGAGAGTGCAGGACAAACTGTTATGTATCCGCATGTACATTTAATCTTTCGTAGAGACGGTGATACGGAAGATCCTAAGGGCGGCGTTCGAGGCGTCATTCCGTCAAAACAACAATACTAAAAAAGGAAAGGGTATGGAATTGAGACAGCAAATGATTAATGCAGCACGTAAACACGCTGAAGCTGAAATTGAACTACACAAAACAAATGTAGAAGTATACATGCAGAAAGTTGTAGGTATTGGAGAACATTCGGATATTATCGAAACGATCCAAAAAGAACTAGATAAAATGGCTTCTGCACACGATCGTCTAGAAATGTTAGACAAATATTTTGTCTAAGCAATGGACAGTTAAAGTAGAAGAAGACCCGGAGACAGGAGAGGTAATTTTACCTTTTCCGCCGGATCTTCTCAGCCAAATGGGATGGGATTTTGGTGATACTCTTATTTGGGATGACAATCTTAATGGCACCTTTTCAATAAAGAAAAAGGTTGACAACACCGATGAAAAGAAGGTATAATAGTAGTATGAATGAAACAATCGCAACTACCGAAGATACTAAGAAGTATTACTACAGTGAAATTTTTCACAGTATTCAAGGTGAAGGACAATACACTGGTGTTCCTACTGCTTGGATTAGATTCTTTTTATGTAACTTGCAATGTAACGGGTTTGGACAATTAGATCCAACTAATCCTGATACATACGAACTTCCGTTTGAAACTTTTGATTTATCTAAAATTGATAAAGTAGAAGACTTACCTGTTTGGGATAAAGGTTGTGACAGCAGTTACACATGGGCTAAACGATATAAACACTTAATGGGGCAAGAAACTCCTAAGGCATTAGCACATAAGATTATTGATATCTTAAAAACAGAGAGTAACCCGGAAGGGTTATTCTTACATCCTGTATCGCAACAGAGGCAACACTTCTGTGTTACAGGCGGCGAACCTATGATGCCACAAAGTCAGAAAGCGTTTATAGGTATTATGCGAGAGCTTAAAGCACAAAATAATTTACCCGCTAGTATTACATTTGAAACTAACGGTACACAAAATCTTACACAAGAGTTTATTAACTTCTGGCAACAAGAAACAGAAATTGAATTATTCTTTAGTGTATCACCTAAACTGTTTAGCACATCAGGCGAACTTGCTAAGAAAGCAATTAGACCTGAAGTAGTTGAGCAGTATCGTAAATTATCTAGCAAAGGACAATTAAAGTTTGTTGTTGGTAGTTTACAACGTGAGTGGGATGACATGGAGGCAGCTATAGCACAATTTCGTGAAGTAGATGTTGACTTTCCTATTTGGGTAATGCCCGTTGGTGCTAGAGAAGAAGAACAAACCGCAACCGCAGGGCATGTTGCAAAAATGGCATTTCAGAAAGGTTATAATGTAGCTGCTAGAGTACATGTATACTTATTTGGTAATGCAATTGGAACTTAAGGAGAATATATGTCATTTTTAACAAAAATACTTGGCTTAGATAAAATTAAAGAAATTAACAAAGCTAAAGACGAAGAACAGAATAAACTGCTTAGTGCTAAAGATTTAGCAACTAAAAAGAAGCAACCGTGGGTAGGTGTAATTGATACACACATTAATAAAGATAATGTAAAGAACGGGTTCTTTGAACTCGACTGGAATGATCTGTTTATTAAACGTTTGATCAAAGAAGGATACGGAGTTGACAATGACAAGCATGAAGAAATTGTTGATCGATGGTTTCGTGAACTATGTGCTAACGTAGTTGTTGATGGTGACTTTGGCGGGCCTTTAGATGGTCTTCAAACTGGCAACATTGATATTAACAATGTAAAAAGAAATAATGATTGACATTGTGCGTAAAAGAGCGTATAATAACACTATAAACAATTAAAGGCAACGTAATGACACATATTATAGTAGATACAGCAAATACATTTTTCCGTGCAAGGCATGTTATTAATGGTAGTGCAGACATTAAGTTAGGTATGGCTTTTCATATTACACTTAACAGTATTAAGAAAGCATGGCAAGACTTCGATGGCACTCATGTTATATTCTGCTTAGAAGGTCGTAGTTGGCGCAAAGACTATTACGAGCCTTACAAACGTAATAGAAGTGATGCTCGTGCAGCACATAACGAACAACAGCAAGAAGAAGAAAAGATCTTTTGGGAAGCGTTCGATACATTTAAAGACTTTGTTACAGATAAGACTAACTGTACTGTTATGCAACACAAACAGCTAGAAGCAGATGATCTTATTGCAGGTTGGGTACAAGCACATCCTGATGTTGATCATGTTATTATTAGTACAGATACAGACTTTCAGCAACTAGTTGCACCTAACTGTAAACTGTATAATGGTGTACAAGAAGTAACAACTACACACAAAGGCTTCTTTGATAAGAAAGGCAAGTTTGTTATTGATAATAAAACTAAGCTGCCTAAAGCTATTCCAGATCCTCAATGGTTATTGTTTGAAAAGTGTATGCGTGGTGACACAAGTGATAATGTGTTTAGTGCTTACCCTGGTGTACGTAAGAAAGGCACTAAGAACAAAGTTGGTTTAACTGAAGCGTTTGAAGATAAGACTACAAAAGGTTACAACTGGAATAACTTGATGTTGCAACGTTGGGTAGATCATAACGGTGCAGAACATCGTGTACTAGACGATTACGAACGTAACCGTGTACTAATTGATTTATCAATGCAACCTAGTAACATTAGAACTATTATTAATGATGTAATTGAAGAAGCAATGGTTGCTAACAAGGACGTTAGTCAAGTTGGTATTAGGCTAATGAAGTTCTGTCATTTATATGACTTAAAAAGAATTACAGATCAGGCGCAGGCATATGCTGAGCCATTAAATGCGAGGTATAACACAGTATGACACTAGACCTAAAAGCAAAACCCATTTTAGATGGAAAGTTTTGGATTGTAGAAAATGCAGGACAAAAAGTAGGAACACTTAGAAAGAACGAAGACAAGTTTGTTTTTAGTAACGAACACGGTGTTAAGTTCTATAATAGTAAATCAAGCATTGTAAAAGAGTACGGAAAAGACTTTTTTGTTGCTAAGATTATAAAAGAAGCTACAGATGCTTTACCTAACGAAGTACAAGGGTATAAGTGTAGCACTTCACCGCATAACTCAATGTATGATATACAGAAACGTTTGCCACTGTTTACAAAAAGTAAAGACTCAAAGAGTTTGTACTGTGCAGGCTATTATGTAATTAAATTCGATAAAGGTTGGGTTAAATCATTCTGTCCTAAGCTCATTACACTGCAACGATATGCGTATAAAGGGCCATTTAAGACTGATTTAGAAATGAAACAGGTGCTATCAAATGTCAACAAGTAACCTTCCTCAATCGCTTCCCAGCATAGAGAAGGTGCTACAACGTATTGCTGTTGCAGAGCAAACTCATCAAAAAGAAGTAAGAATTACTATTGCTGAAGCAAGAGCATTGACACTTGAATTATCGTTGTTTACGGCTAAGCTAGGCGTGGTTGTTACAGACATTAACGAACAATTAAAGCAGATTAGACAAAATAGTGAGCAAGTAGACGTAAAGTTTGAAGGCGGACAGTTCTAAAAAAGGATAAATATATACGTAGTTAATTAAAAAGGGTTACGTATATGAGCAGGCCAAAACCAAATGTTATTCTCGAACATATCAATCGAGAAACATATAAAGCAGAACAAATCTTAGAGAGCGAAGCAATTTGGGCGGTCTTCTATAAAGGAAAACCGTTTAACTTAAAAAGCGGAAGTATGGTGTCTAGTTACCCGGGACCTAAATATAAAAAGGTGTCTTTTTCTAATCCTGGACATGCTAGAAACTTAGCAAAGAAATTAAACTCAATGTTTAATACTACTGAATTTAAAGTCTACACACTAACTTCTGGAGCGGTGGAAGAGTAATGGTATGGATCACAAAGACAATTACACTAGGGTTTTTTTAAAAGCAGCAGGGTTGTCAGCGGGAACAGAAGACATCAAAGAAAAGAAACCTCAATGGTGGTGGAATGTAAGAAGTAAATCCAATGGTGGTTTAAGATTAACAGATGATGCTGTTACATTTATACATGATGTTGCACAGATTAAAACATATCAAGTAAAATTTCCAAAACAGTTTAAAATTACACCACAAGTACTTTTATGGCTTGACAATTTTATCGAATCGCCGTATTATATAACTAAGACGTCTATTAGTGTGCTTAAAGAGAAGTCAGCGTTTGAATTATATCTGTTTAGTGGCGATATAAGTAAAATGGGCTATAACAAAGCATTAGCTAAAAGAATTACTGAAGAAACTAAGAACCAAGATTAACTCCCATTAACTGAGCATATTATAAATATTATACAATGATTGAACTTAATCCATTAGACGTACTAAGATCTAGAGAAGTAAAGAGCATGCCTCCGCACTTTTCTACCATGAAGATATCTGATAATGAAAGATATGATTATCAAATTATTGATTGGATCAAAGAAAAAACTATCGGAAGGTTTAGCATTAATGCATACCCTAACGTTAGTAGTAACCAATTCAAAACATCTACATTTGTAGGGTTTGAAGAAGAAAAAGAGTTAACGTATTTTATGTTAGCTTGTCCATACTTAAGGAGAAACTAGAATGGCTGAAGAAACAAAAGACCCAGTAGCTACAGAAGCACCAGTTGGTGGTCCTGTTCCTACTCCCCAAGCAGATGCTCCAGCAGCACCTGACTTAAACATTAGTGACTTAACTGCTGTAAAAAGCATTATTGAAGTTGCAACACAACGAGGTGCTTTTAAAGCTGCAGAACTTGAAGCAGTAGGTAAAGCATTTAATAAATTGTCAACGTTTTTAGATCACGTTGTTTCACAACAACAGAAAGATCAAGGAGAAGCAGATAATGGCTAGAAATATTAAACATGTTGGAAAGATGACTAATACCGGTGACCATGTTGCTGTTGTATTTAGAACTCTTCCAGGAGAATCAGATAACGCACTAGTATTGCAAACAGCAACACTACCTGATAACTATCACGATAGCTTAATGAAGCTTATCGAAACAGACCAAGCACAAGAAGCGTTTGAACTAGGTGAGTTTATGTTTAGAAACTCTTTTCCAGACGGACGTCCTATGCTTCAAGCAATGCAGGCAGACAATCGTCTTAAGAAAGTTCCAACAGCGAACGTTACTATGACACCAACGTCTGTTCAAGCAATTCAATTAAATGAATTAAATGGATTTATTGCTGAACAAAAAAATTGTGCTATTGACGACTTGCATACATTTGTAAGCGGTGCTCCAAAAGCTCAAAGAGACAACAGTCTAGAGCCTAAGAAAGCTGCTCCAATTGCAGAAGCTGCTCCAGTTACACAAGCATCAGATAACGGTGTATTGAGTGATGATGATCTTGCTAAGTCATTTAGATCACAAGCTGATAGACTCAGCAAAGAAGCTGCTGAATTAAGACGCCAAGCAGAAGACCTAGTTCCAACTAAGCGTAAAGCTAAGACGGCAACTAAAGTGTCTGAGAGTGTCTAGCAAACAGTACTTTCGTCCACCGAAGCATCTGGTCAAGGAATGGCCAGAAGTGTTCGACGACCTCTATATGAATACTATGCCCGTTGCGTATTTGGATGCAATGCTATTAGAATTTAATGATGGAAGGATTTGGGAGATTAACATCAAAGAACATCTTGTTCAAGATGACCCAGATTCTGTAGCAAAAAAATTGCTACAAACAATGAATGAATATAAAGATTCTATAAAGAAGGTAGATTTTAAAATTAATATAGATCTTCTTAAGAAAGAGATTCAAGATCGAACAAATAAACTATTGTAGTTTCTCAAATTAAAGAGCTAGTAGAAATACTAGCTTTTTTTTATGTTCTAGTATTACCGTAATGAATTACTTTATGTCTATTAGATTTGTATTCTCTCCACGGATCAACTACAACACTATCGTCATTTAACGATACATACAGCTCAGGATGAGACATAAGAACAACAGCACTGTATGTTCTATTGTTTGGTTCAAATGCTAACGGATCAATTTGAATTGGCGGAAATCCTGCTTCGTTACAATAATGTCCTACTAGTAGTGCATAACTGCCATCAACATACGGAACTCCAGGCTTATAAGCAATACCGTTAAGTAAGATAGGAAGATCGTACTGCGTAGCGTTGTCAATTAATACCTGTGCCATATTCTTTGCTTGTATTTCTCTAGCATTCATAATAGCATCAAAAATATCATAGCCCAAATCTAATTTGTCTGCCATGTAGCGCAGTGCAATATTGTCACGTGGATGACATCCACCGCCATCGCCTAGTCCTGCTTTCATATAACTAGGTCCCATAATACGTTGTGTACTGTTAGCTAACGCATCTGTAACAACATCTACATTAATGTGTCCTTGCTTTTCAGCAACATCTTGAATCATATTAACAAGTCCAAGTTTCGTGCTAATAAATGTATTATAAAAAACTTTGATACACTCGCATTCATCCCAGGTGCCAATTTCGTATCTTGGATTGTTTTCCATAATTGTTTTATAGAAGTCTACAAGTTGTTTGGCATCACCGGTTTCACTACCATCTTCTGTACCAATCATTACCATCTCTGGATTGACCATGTCGTGTGCAACAGTACCCATTGCAATTAAGTATGGGTTGTATACAAACCGTGTGTTATGTATTAAAGGTACAAATTCTTCTCTTGTTGTTCCTGGTAGTACTGTGCTAATAAGGACTAGTAATTGGTCTTTGCTCATATTAGCGTTTGCTTCTTTTAGTACATCTATTACAATGTCATAACTAAAATCTTTAGGTTCCAAATGTGCTGTTGGTGCTCTACCATCATATGAAGGATCATGAGGTGTAGGTACTGCTACAAAAACAATATCTCGATCTTTAACCATTGTTGATATTGACGAATGTACTGTTACTAAATTACTT